ATTTTCATTTTGCTATTTCGTAACTTGTTTTAACTATATAGATTTCGGCTTCTTCTTTTGTTTTAAAGACGTTGTTTTGGCTCTTGTTCAGTACATCAATAGGGTGGTTATCCCATACGTGCCTACGCACTTTGCGTTTGCCGTTATCGTAAAACACACTCCAGTATGTTGAGCCTAATTCCATTTACAATGCCTTTAATACGTTGTACCTTTTTTTGTTTACTACTGATATGTGATATCTTTCTTTTACTTCTTTGCTTAGGTTGTCGGCTAAATACTTTCCATAGTCAGGTTCGTTAATCAACTTACGCATAGCCTTGTACCAATCTTTATGGTTTTTATTCTTATCAATCGCAATGCAATTTACGCCATTTTTTATTAAGTCGCTATATGGTTTAATATCAGATACTATACAGGCTTTGTTCATAAAACCCGCCTCAATCATTTTTAACTCTGACTTGCAGTTGTTAAAGGTGTTATCATTTAGCGGAACGATACAAGCTTCTAAATGGTTATACCCTAAAGCATAGTTATAAACATCGGTAGCATATACCCTCTCATAATCTTTACCCCTACCCCTGTCCGTAAACACTTGTTCAAATCTTCCGTACTCCGGGCTTTCATCATTATACCCAAACAGCTTAACAGTAAACCTACCTTGCAAGTCTTTGTCAGTGTGTAGCTGTTTAAATCCCTCTGCCATTAATACAACGTCTTCCCAATGGCATACGCCACCCATATAACCTATTCGGTACTTATCCCCTGGTGCATAGTTAGGTTGGAACTGCGGGTATATTTCGGGGTAGATAGCGTTGGGTAATACCTCTACATTATCGTTTAGCTTGCTTATCTTCTCGGCTAAAAGTGCGTTTGTAGTTGTAACAAGGTCGGCATACTTTATGCTTTCAATTATCTTTTCAGCTACACCGTGTACTCTGTATTGTGCTTTAAGAACGTGAAAGGTAGATAGCACCCAGTAGTCATCAATGTCAAGAATAATCTTTACTCCTAATGTTCTTAGTTGGTCTGCTATCAGCTTTATGTTTTTAACATCGTTATGGTGTTCAAACTCCCTTGAAAAAATTACCGCATCAAACTGTTGCAACACCTCGTTAGGCATACCGTTAATAGTATTACACCTCCCGTACTCTATATCGGTTGTTTGAGTTAGGTGCTGATATGGCATCTCTAACCTGTAATAGTTACTTCCCGACTTGCTTAACTCTACTCCTAATACTTTCATTTCAGTTTGTCCTTTATGCGTTTAATGTGGTTGCCTATTGTGCGGTAAGGTATGTTGGTTTCCTCTGATAGTTTGCGGTAACTACCCGACTTTATATACTCCAGTAACATTCGCTTTTCAAAGTTAGGCAAGTCGTTAATGTTTCCCTCTACCCGGCTAACCTCTACATCTAACTCAAAATTGTACGTTTCATTTATTACTTCTATGTTGTCAATAGTTTCAAACTGCTTTTTATTCCGATGCCTTAGCTTCCACTCAATCATTATAAGCCTTACAATATACCACCTTAAATAGTTGTTATGGTATATCTCTAACAACCTGTGTTCTGGTATTTCGCATAGCTTGTATATAACGTGGCAATAGAACTCTTTAGCATCAACTCCCCTGCAAATATTGTCGCACGTTGCTTTAACGTCTTTGTCTTTAGCAATATGTTCTAACAGGGCTTGACGTGTCATTATTACAAAGATATGCGTTTACTCACAATAGTTTGCAGTTGTTCTTTGGTAATTACATTATCGTGCGCTAAGTTATGACATACCCTGCAAAGTGCAATAAGGTTGCTAACGTGGTCTTGTTCTGCCTTTCTTTTGCTGCCAAACTTTGAACGGGGTATTATGTGGTGTATATCTACCGATGTAGCAGAACATACCTCACAGGCTATCCACATTCCAGGTATATAGCCTAATGCTTTATGGTAGTTAATTATATGGGGTTGCATTACCTGTCGTATTTAAAAGTTAAAACTATTCCCACTACAAAACCTACTATTGCCAATCCGCTAAGAACGAATATAATTAGTGCAGAAAGTGTATCGGTAAAGCGTGTTCCTATCAGGGCAAGTATTCCACCTAATATTGCTAAGGCAAACACCTTATCCCAAAGAGATTTTTTTATCCAGTCTTTCATTAGTTCCTTTGTTTAAACTGTTGATAGATTTGTTTTATTGTATAATCTTGTAGTGTTGCTACGTGCCTGTAAAGCCCATTATGAACATATACAAAGTTTTCATTCAACAACTCGGCAAACTCTACCGCTTCTTGCTCTGCGTGTTCTTGCTCACACTCTGTTGTATCAATAGGCTGAATAAGGTTGTAGTGCTTTAGCCTTGCATCTATTTGAGCTATTAAGTTTAAATCTTCGTTACTTAGTGTCATGGTGTTTGTTTTAAAGGGTTACTTGGTTAGCTTTTCCTTTATAGCTTGCTCCACAAATGCGGTTATGGTTACCCCGGTTGCTTTCTTGCGTTCCTTTATTTGGGTTAACAAGTCCTTTGATACTTTTACGCTTTCTTTCATATTGCGATATTACCACTTTTTACTACCACCTCCAAACATCATTTTCGCTTTTGACTTAATCGCTTGGTGGTTAGGGGGTTAGAATGTAACTAAAGATATGTGATATTACTTTTATAGTCCACCCGTTGCCAAGCATTTTATATCGTTGAGTATCGCTAACGTGGGCTGTGTAGCTATCGGGTACGAGTTGCAGGCGCTCGCACTCGGTAGGGGTTAGGCGGCGTATGCGGCCTGTTAAAGCATAGATTTTACTTACACTATCCATATACTCGCTTGAGCTGCCCATACGGCCTTGTGCCAATGTTAGTGTATTGGCTTTATCAGTATTTACATTAGGTTTAAATTTGTTTTTTTGATTTTCATTGAGCATTACCAAATTATCTTTTTGTACGCTTGTTAAGGTATTGGTTTTGCCATCGTTCCTTGGTTCAATACATTGCTCTGTTTCTACCCCCGCTATTCTACTTTTGTGGTTATCAACCGGCCTGCCACGCATAGCTACACAAAAAGGTTCTTCTTTAGATAAATTATAGTTTTTTTCTATTACATATTGATTATCTCGCCCTTGCTTATAATAACCTGCAGCTAAACAAAGGCTTTTATCGGATATGGTAAAACAATTTTCACCATTATTATATCTCTTTACTCTTTCTATCGTAGCATTTGATAAATAATACTTTTCTGCTACGTTGGTTTCTAATATATCTTTCAGCAGTATTCCACAATCTTTTGGTTGATTAATAATGCTTTCTTCAAAACCAAATAAGCCCTGTGGTTGCAGGCCTATGTTTGTCCAGTATAACCTATTTCTGTTTTGTGCAGAAACCAATGCGCTGTTTATCTGTATTGGCTTTACTCCCATTGTTTGCGTTATAACCCTTTCCCATTTTTCAGACATCAGCACATTTTCTAAAAGAAATTTTATGTTTGGGTTGATTTCTTTACACTCTTGCAGTATGCGTACATACTCCCAAAACAAGTAACTTTGCCCCTCAAACTCATATCCATCGGCTTTTAGTTGTAAGTAATGAGATAGTGTTAATATTTCTTGCTCATCTTTAGTAGCCATACCTTTTCGCTTGCCCGCAAAACTAAACGACTGACAAGGGCTTCCACCAATTAATAAGTCGTAGTGTTGATTTACGGTTACATTTACTACGCTGCCCAGTTGTACGGTGTCGGGCCAATTAGCTTTTGTTACTTTTATAGCGTGTTGGTCTATCTCGCTTGCGTGGTATTCTGTTACATTAATTCCCGCATCTGCTAAGGCTAATCTTCCGCACGACATTCCATCAAACAAACTTAATACTCTCATACCTTACCTTGTTTTATTAATCTCTAAAATAATGTAAAACAGCCTTTGTTCTACTGATTTTTTGGCTCTGTTGCAAATCATTAAATATCTGATTGCTGCTTCATTTTTTCTCAAAAAGTTTATCCACCCGTTTTCACTGGTATTGATTGACATTGCGTAGTCATAGTCTTTTTTTAGCTGCTCATGCTTTATCGTGGTTAGGTCGGACGTGTTGCCAATTTTTTGTCTTAGCAACTCACCTCTGCCCTTTACAATCGTTCCTACAAATGCGGGTATTTCTTTCTTTAAGTCCATTAAAATGGGTTATCATCAAAGTTAGTATTAGCTTTTAGTGGCTCGGTAAAATCTTTAACCTGCCTGTTTTCCTGATAGTCGGCAAACCTCTGCTTTGCCCCGTTAAAAGATAAACGAATTGAGCCTAATACCCCGTTCCTGTGTTTGGCAAATATCAACTCTGCATAGTCTTCGGTATATTCAAACCCGCTACCATCGTGAGTAATGCCGTAGTAACTCGGTCTCCAGGGGAATACCACTACATCGGCATCTTGTTCTATACTTCCGCTATCACGCAGGTCAGATAGTACAGGGCGTTTTTGTCCCCCTCGTTTCTCTACATCTCTACTAAGTTGGCTTAGTGCTATAACAGGCACGTGCAACTCCTTTGCCATTAGTTTTAGGTTGCGGGTTATATGGCTTACCCTTGCATTGGCATCGGCATAGCTTCCCATCTCTGGTGCGCTGATTAGTTGGATATAATCAATAACTATCAAACCAAGCCCGTATTCGCTTTTAATCTTTGCAGCCTTATTCCATATCCCCAATACGGTAGTTTGTGCGCTATCATCAATATAAAGGGGCAAATTTTCAATTCTGCCGAGTGCTACGTTAATGCTCTGCCTTTCCGCTTCTGTTGTTTTGGCTTTTTGTACTTTACTAAATTCTATGTTAGCCTCATCAGCTACTAACCTCTGCATAAGTTCTACGCTACTCATTTCCAAACTAAAAAAAGCGGTTGGTTGGTTGTTCTTTGCGGCTTCTTTTGCGTTGTTTAATGCCAGGACTGACTTACCCATACTTGGTCGGGCTGCTATTATAATCAGGTTTCCTTTCTGCCAACCGTTAGTGTGTTGGTCTAATGCGCTTATGTTTACCGATACCCCCAAGTTCTTACCGCTTGCCATTTCCTCAAAGGCTTTGGCTTCCTCACCTATTAAATCCTTAAAGGTTTTTAGGTTATCTTTTGCCGATACTAAGGAAACGGATATGCTCTTAACCTTACCCTCTGCCTCATCAATGGCATCAAAACAATCCTTGTTATCATCATACCCAACCTTAGCCATATCGTAACCCACTTCAATTAGTTTTCTTTGCAGGGCTTTTTGCCTTAGTATAGCAGCGTGGCTTTGTATGTTTCCCGTTCCACCCACCCGGTTAGTTAGTTGCGCTATGTAAAGAACGCCACCTACAAACTCTAACATCTTATTTGCCCTTAGCTTATTGGTTACGGTAACAATATCGTAAGGCTGTTGGCTTTGGTAGAGTTCCAAGATAGCGTTGTAAATTTCTATGTGAGGTGCATAATAAAACGTATTCGCATCAAGAAACTGCTCTGCCTTAGCCATTGTACCCGCTTCAAGCATTATGCTGCCTAACACAACCTTTTCGAGTTCTACGTCCTGCGGGGGTACATTGCCCTCAAAGTCGGTAAAGCTAATATACTTGGTATCTTTTCTTTTCATTAGTCTAAGAATTTAACAGGTACGTGAGTTGAAACTACATCTTTATCAATAACCCATCTCCGGGCTGCGGCTTGCCAGTTCTTCATTGGTGTTTTACCTACTAACCAACCTTTGCTCTCGTAATAATCAACAAAGCTATTAGCTTCGGCTTGTACTTTTGTTTTGTCGGGGGTTACGTTTTTTTCTAATAAGTGTTTAAAAATAAAGTTACCAACCTCGTTCCAAGTAGGCTTTGTAAAAGCCGCCACTTTTTCTTTATTACTTTCTTTATTCTCTTTACTTATCTTCTCTTTACTTATATGCATACCATTCGCATTGCGTTCGCTATGCGTTCGCATTGCGTTCGCATCGGTTTTATTCCACCTCTTATCTGCGCTTTCCCTTGCTGTTATTGACTTTCTTAGTCTTTTCTCTCTTACTATTTCTAACCTTTCATTTTGTAGCGTTCCGTTGGAATTTTCAAAAAACTTTTCACTCAACATATCGGTGTGCCAACATTGGTTAAATTTTCTTTCAGAAACTAAAGAAATACGAGCCAATTTTTTAAGGTCGTTAGGCAATCCCTCTGGCATATTCCAAAGTTTTGCAAGCAACCTAATGTATATTCCAACTGTTTCAGGTAGCATATCAGCAGTACCCGAATAAAACTTATCAGCGTAAAAGAGAAACGCCTGACTATCGTCCATTTCTTTAGCCATATCTAAAAAATATAAGCCCCTAACAAACAGATACAGTCAGTTGCAACGGGCATCACCTCCCTCTGACCGTACCCTGTTAGGGGTATATTGTTAATAGATAATTGCTTTTTCATTGGTGATGTAAAGAATGTGTTGCGGGTGCAATATACTAATTAATTTTTACTTATATACTATTTTTTATCGTAAAATTTTCTTTTATAGTATGCCAACATACCAGTTAATACAAACTCTTTATACGTTTTAGCTTTATCCCATTTGCCAAAAATTACATACATATCAGCTTGGTAAGAACTATAATGAAACCACTTGGGAAGTCTTGGCTGAAACGTATTATCGTAATACTCATTAAAAAGTTCTTGCAAGCCTTTAAAGTATTCTGCTCTAACATCATCTGTAAAGATTGGCTGACCTTTTATTTTTCTATCAAATGAATTTAATAGCTTATCTATAATAATCGGAGTGCCTTTGCTTGTCTTCTTATACCGGTTTATATTTTTACGTTTAAGAAAATTTTGCCGATATGTCCGTACATTAAAGTCCAACATTTTCTAAGTGTGTTTGAGCATCTTTAATATTAGCCATAAACTTACCGGCATCTAATTGAGTTGTTAGCACGTTGTTTGCTTGCTTTGCTAACGATGCCATTGCCTTAGCTTGTTCTACATTAATTTGTTTCTTGTCTAATTTCTCCATATTAGACTTAACAGTTTGATAAATAAATTCAAATTTCTCTTTCATAGTTTTCAATTTTAAAGTTAATAAACTCGTTACCTTTTTTAGTGTGGTGCTTGGTAGCTACTATTTTAAATATCTCCTTGTCGTTAAACCCGTACTTCTTTTGGAGTATATCCTCAAAGAGTTTAATCGGGTTGCTAAGGTCTGCCAATGGGCTGCTAAAACCAAATTCTAAAATGAGAATGAAAGGCGGCTCTGGTAACTTCAACTTTGGCAACATCAACATCACCGCCCGTTCATAACTCAAATAGTCTTTAGTCTTGTAACGTTTTCCTTGCCACGCTGCATTTACGCTTAGTGGCTTAATTGGTAGTGAGTACATCAATCAGTTTTTCGGTTAACTCTAACTTCAACTCTACCGCCTTATTAATAGCTTCTTGGCACTCTATTATGTCCTCTTCTATTCGTGGCACGTCAATAGTTCGTAGCCCCTTTTTAGGGTGGTAAACCAAAACCTTAGCAGCTTGACAATCCAATACAAGCATATTCATAACGCATTGCCAGTAAACATCGGGGCGGTCTTTCTTTAGGTTATCAGTAACAACCAACTCAACATACTTGTTAGGGGTAAATGGGCATTTAACTTCCAAGTAAATTTTTTCAAAGTCCTTTAGTTCTACCCCATCAGGGCTAACCCCCGCATTATCACCAAGCGGTACAAAGATTTTAGAGCCATAAATAACTTGCCCTACATCAGGCAAAGCACCATACTCTTGCATAGCGGTAAACTCGTTAACGCTACCCGCTATCATTGCCGGGCTTTGGTAGTTATCATCATCATAAATACCGATGCTCTCCCCCGCTAAGGTCTTAATGTAGGTCTTAGCGGTTTCGTTGTTAAAGCCTTTCATTAGCTTATGTACCAGGCTTGCAGTTACTTTACCTCTTCGCTGCTCTGCCCATACATCAAAGCTAATATCGGCATTGTTAAAATGTTCTACTAATGCTGATGTTTCCATAGTGTTTATTATGCCTCCAATCATCTATCGTATGTTTAAAAGTTCTTGTTCGTTCTCTTTTGATACCCGGTAATAGTCTTTAATCTTAGCGATGGTTGTTGTACCATCTTGCAGCTTAACAATAGCCCCGTTCCATTCTTTAGATAGTATAGACTTGTTCTTGTCTGAAAACTTATTTAACCAGGGCTTCTCGTTAACTTGGACTTGTGGTGCTACACTTGCTGCGTTACCATCATCATCTTTATCTATGTTTAGGTTAAGCAAGGCGGCTAATGAATACCTACGTTGGTAAGTTATTGCACTACCCATAGATTGCGGGTCGTTCTTAACTGGCTTCATTATGCTGTTAGCCATAATATACTCGCCACTTTCTGCGTGGGCAAGCATAGTTATTAAACCATCGCCACAAGGCAACTGCGTAACCACTAAGCCACTTTCTTGTAGCGGGTCGGCTATTGCATCCTGTATAGCGGGTAAGTCTGCGTAAAGCGAATGAAAGAACGGGTTGGTGTTTTCTTTTTTAATCTTACCTATCTTGATACTAAAAAGCATTATGGCTTTAGTAAGGTTAGCGATGCTGTCTGATTTTTCAAATGTTTCCATGGTTATTGTACTTCTAAGTTAATTTTTATGTGGTTTTTAAAATACTTAACAAAGTCGGTATTTGTTTCCTCGCACTTAAAACCCAACTCTAAAAGCCTTTCTTCTAAGTCGGTGGCTAATATACCTTGTAAACGTATTGTGTACTCGGTAGCTTCTGCGTGGTAAAAGTGGTCGTGGTAGCCTTCTAAGTCGCTGTATAGCTTATTTAGAATGTCTAAATTGGTTGTTAGTCTTACGTTCATTGGTTAGTTGTTTATTTGTTCTACTAAATCATCGGCAATAATATCAAAGTCAAATCCGCTTTGTGTTAGTGCCTGGGTTATATCTTTTCCCCCCAGTAACACACGGTTTATTTCTATGTCGCTCCGGTCTGCGGGGATTTCGTTTGCTATGAAATCTACCGATATTTCAAGTTCTATTGTTACGGTCTTAATCATGGTTTAAAAATTTTAGGTAAAGGTTATTGTATTCATCGTTCTTAGCTTGGTCGGTATCTAACAAAGCCTGTGTTGTCTTGATAGAGTGTAGTACCGTTGCATGGTCTTTGCCTCCTATCATTTCACCAATGTACCTTAGTGGCGGTTTAACTGTTTTAGCCCTATCAAGGTGCAAGTTGTAGTAGTAACAAACCCATTGCCGAGCTTCAACCAATGGTCTAAATCTGCGGTGTGAAAGAAAGTCAGATAATGCTATTTCTTTCTCGTTGCAGATAAAGTTAATAAAGCTGCTTAACTCGCTGCGGTCATAGTTCTCCCCATGAATGGCTTTTATCCTTAGCCCCGTTCTGCTGCTATTGTGCAACAAGGGGTAAATATATGCTTGGCTTGTCATTATTTAAGTGTTATAGTGTTAGCTACTCGTTCTACGTTCTCGGCTGATAACGATACATCTTCTAAGGCTATCAATCCGCAGCTTTCTACAACCGGTATGCTTACTGTTGTGCATTGCAGGTCTGCGGCAAGTATTGCGGCATTAGTTCTAAATTCTAACATTTGCGCCTTTAGTGCTGTTTCCTTATGGTCTGCAAGGTGAGTAAGAAAAGCAAACTCGTCGTGCATTAAACGGTTACCCGCCTTTAAGATACATTCACGTGCTGTAAATAGTTGCCCCTCGTTTACGCAGCTACCTATAATAGCCGCTAATTTGTATTCAAGTTCCATATTTAAGAGTTTAAAAGTTCTGTTAATAATTGTGTATCTTGTAAAATGCCATTGCGTTTTAACATCTTAACACCCGCTTCGGCTATGCTTTCGTTGTATTGAACATCGGGCGCATTAAAGGTGTTCCATACTGATTGGCGTGCAAAGCCTGTTTCGGCTTGTAGCGTACCGAGTAAATTAGCCCCTTTCAGGGCTTTGTATATTACTCGGAGTTGTGTTGGTGTGTGTGTCATTTGTTTGTTATTAAGCCCCTACTTGTTTCCGTTCGGGGCTGTTTGGTTATATATTATTTGCGTTTGTATTTAGCCCATTTGTGTTTACCTTTATATTCTTCATAAGGTGTAATCTCATATGGTATACTTGTTGGCTCAACTGCTGTAACTGATACCCAAGTACCCCAGCTTACTTTTACCCTGTTTTTTTCTTCATCAATTTCAATTACGTTTCCTACTCTGCCTACAACGTAATCGCCTTTACTTCTTACTACTTCTGTTCCGATTTCTAATTGTGTTAAAGTTGCCATTTTGTTTGTGTGTTTGCTTGTTTTGTTTTACAAATGTATAAGGTTTATCAATACGTTTTACAATTGACTAAAAATAATATGCAGTAAAGTTTGTAACTGTTTGATAATCAAACGGAATAAATTTAGTTGGCAAATAAAAAAGCCCGCAAAATACGGGCTAATCGAGAGATATGATATGAAAAGATAAGCAGATTGAATACTACCTATTTATACGTTTTATGTACAAATAAGCAAAAATCGGGCTAATTTGCCATTAAGAATATCCCGCCAATAGTTCCAACAACTAACCCGCTAAGTAACCAAGCTAACCGCTTAGGCTTAGGCTGCTTAACTACTACGTTCTGCATACCTATTGCTCTAACATTTGGGTTTGAAAAGGAAACATTAACCACCGGCTCGGACTTTAAACCTAAAAAACCTTTTTTCTTATTAGCTATTACGGTAGTAACTTCACCCAAATAAGTAGTGTGCGGATAGATAACCACCCCATTCGTATCAATTACCCCAGTAATCGTATCAAATTCGCTCGCTTTGGTGAACATTGTGCCGAAAGGAACGCAATCCCCTATAATTGTATCGGTATAGTTGGCTATTACAGTATCGGTAAGGTAAACCATTTCAACCTTAGTAACGGTCTTAATGTTTCGGTAGCGTTTGGCTTCATCGCCTAGCAGCTTGATAGCAATATCTTTGTCTGCAATTAGCTGTTTTTGAGAATACTCCCGTGTGCTATCGTCTTTGATGCGTTCCACAAACCTACGTTTAGTATCTAATAACTCACTTTGCAAGTCGCTTATCTCGCTGCGTGCCGCACGTTCTTTTATGTACCCATAGCAAGTACCCAAACCAAGTATAAGTAATAGCAAAAGGGCTATAATTAATAAGCGTTGTAATAATCTTGTGTTTCTCATATTTTTAACTATCTGTGCTTTTTAATATTTCGTGTGCAAAGGCTATTAAGTCAGCTTTAGCATTAGGCTCGGTGTTATATAAAGCCATTAGAGTATCGTATAAAGCCCCGTTATCGTAACAACCCCCGTAAACAAAGTTATCCCCCTGCCATATAGCGTAAAAATACTCATCATCTGTTTCGGACAAAAATACGCTATCTATTAACGATGTGTTCATACTAAAAAGGTTGCCTGTGGGTAGTGGTTAACCCGTGTTCTTTATCAAAGATATAACAATATGCGGTTTTTGGTACACCAATATAACCCGCCTGGTAATGCCAGTTATCAGATGTTGCCACAGCCCTTAACCAATGCACCTCAACACTCGGCATATCTAACGATTTTTTGAACATAAAGGTTTTTTCATGGTGCTTATCCCCAAGAAACCAAAAGCAGTTTCTAACATTGCCCCAGTCCTTACGTCTTTCGGTTGCCATTAGTAGAGGTAAAGCTGTGGTTTTTTCTTTATCGCCATGCGCAAACCCAAACAAGTTAGCCCCATACATATTGTACTTACGTTGCACCCCCTGTAAGTCTATTGTTACATTCTCATTGCCGGCATAGATTAACTCAATGCACTTTGATAGGTAGAATAGCTTAGTGCTATCGTGGTTTGAATAGACTGTAATTAAATCAACAGGCTTACCGGCTTGTAACATATAATCAACACACCAACGTATCAACTCCACCCCCTTACTAAAACTATCTTTCCAATCAAAAAGGCTATCTTGTGGCGTACCCCTTACCGTTGTGTTTTTCTCATCGTTAGCATTGTAAAAATCGTTACCAATAGGAAATATTATCTTTTCTGCTAACAGGCATTTATCAAAAAGAGCCACAAAGGCTCTCTTAAAATGTTCTATGTTACGCTCTATTGAACTATCGGTGTGCGTGTTGTCAACTATACAAACCTTGTCAATATGGGCGTCAAAAAGATTGATTAGCCCTATGCTGTTACTTACTGTTTTTTTACCTAAATTGGGGGCGCAAAATTGGTAGCCCTTTAAACCTACAATAAGATTGTCAAGAAAATCAACTTCGTGGTTTACTTTAAAGAATAATGAATGCGAACGCCCTTTCTCGTTGGGCTTTGTTTTTAACCAACCGTGTTTAACTTCCTCGTAGTTTATTCCCTCGCTATCAATGGTCGGTATGTAGCCCTTTTCATTAGCTTCTGCTAACTTCATTTCTTTTAGGTGCTTACATATCTTTAGCCTTGTGTTTTGAAACGTAGTGTTGTATTTAACAGCCATTCTACGATAATACTCGTAGGGTGTTTCGCCCTCTTGTCGTGGGGTTTCGGCTATCCGCAAATGCCAAACTTTTACATTAGGCTGCTTCATTCGTTTCGGTCTATAAGGTTAGAATATACTCCCCCTAATACAATCAATATCAGGAGTGCAATTATCATTTTATACGTGCTTCTATACTTTTCTCCATAGCAGCTAACCAACCTGGTGTTTTGCTACCGTATAACCAAACTGCCGGGTTAGGCTTCATTAAATCAATATCAACGTGAATGAAAGACCACCCCAAACCAATACGTTTAAACCCTGCTTTTATTAGGGCTTCAATTAGTTTCTTTGCCTGGGCTTCAGAATGAAACTCAATATCCACCGCACTACCTGATGTATGCGCTGAATTAGCTACTCCACCAACTGCTGTGTTAAGTCGTTTACAACGGTAGCCGCTTGTAAATACCATAGGCTCTCCAAAGTAATCCCTTGCCACTTGTAGTTGTTGGGCTAGGTTATCAATGTTATCTAAAACAAATTGCGGGGGTGCAAACTGCTCACCTATTCCCATACGGGTAGCGGTGTTGCTTTTTAGAAATTCGCTAAGGTTAAAGTTCTTTGTTAGTTGCATCTTGTTTTATATTTTGAAACGTGGTTAATCCTAACATTGCAGCAACAAGCCCGGCAAGCACACCAACCAATCCAACAACCTCCACAGCTAAACCGTTGCGTATTCCGTAGTGGGTGCAATCCATAATACCGATAAAGGCAAGAACAGCCAATACCCGCCTTAGCGAATATTGCCCATCTTTAGACTTTAGCATTTGTTTAATTGCCCTCACTATCCTTAAATATTATTGTGCTTTCGTTTTGTATTATGCTAAAATCAATTCCACGTTTATATAGATAGTCTTTAAGCTGTTTGTTTTCCCTGTGTACCGTAACTAAGTCGGCACGTAACTCATCAATCTCTTTGCTCAACTCATCAACCCGTAGGCTTAGCTTTTCGGCTGTTTCCCGCCATATCTTAATGGCTTGCTCTACATTCTCAAGTTCGCTGCCCTTAGCTTCAGCATTGGTTTTTTTACGGGTTACAAAATACCCTATAATGCCACCACCGCCAACGCTTCCAAGTATCTTAACAACCTCTGTAATCCACTCCATTACTTTTTAGGTGTAAGGGTTGTTGGCTCTAATGGCTCGTTTGCCTTGCTGATTGCTTGCAGCAATACCGTAAGTTCATTATAGCATTGGTTAGCGGGTAACGTACCCAACACATTAGCTATTGCTGTTGCCTGTTCTTTAGTTAGTTCTACCATATTTTTTCCAATTTATGCCACCAAATATACGTATTGTAATGTAAAATAACCATTTGGTGAATTTATTTGTGTTTGTCCTACCCATATCAACTAAGAATTGCCTATCGGCTAACTTTCTTGAGTAGAGGTTATTCTCATATAAATAATCATGTACCACCGCCGGGTAAGTGTAAGTGCCATAAGGCGAGTATATCCCCCATAGCAGACGTGGAACACTTGCCCCGTTGCTAACCGTTCCACGATGTATAAACACATCACGCCCGTTTATAAGGGTATGGTCTAAGTTCTCTAACGTCTTAAATCTAAGGCGTGAACTTTTAGGCATTAACTCTACCTTTGGGTTATCAACTATCGTAGCGACCATAAGCTTCATATTCTAAGGCAATGTTAGCGGCTAACTCCAATATCTTAACAGGCTGTGTTAACATCATCATAAACAATTGATACTCCTGTATGCATAACGGGCTATCCTCGTAAGGCATCATTGCCCCCGTTTGAGCGTTCCTGTAAATAGTGCTATCAGGTGTTGCCCTTAGTACATACTTAGGGTTGTTTAGTGATGTATTTTCTATCCTTGCCCCGTTCTCTAAATAGAAAACGGTTAACTCTAAAGCTATCTCGTTGGAGTTGATAGTAATGCAGTCCAACTCCGCTTCACGGTCAAACCCTAAAACGGGGTGTTTGGTATTCATTGGTATTGTTGATAGTGCCATTATATAATACGATAAGTAAATGTAAATGTAAAATCATCAGCTGCACCATTGGTTTCATAGTAATTAAATGTAGCCCTGTCATTGGTTGCGTCGGCATAGATACTTATACCGTGTTGTGCATTGGTAGTGTTGTTTAATGTATGTGCTACACCTCCGCAGTTTTCCTCTGCTGCAAAGTTACTCGCTATTGGTAGGCTTACACCTAATACAGTTAGTGTATTGTTAGATGTTGGTGTTATTGTTACCCTACCGCTTACCGTTACTGTATTGCCTACCCTCATATATTGGCACGTAAAAGCTGTTGTGCTTGTTACGTTTGTTACGCCTGTTAATGTTGGGGTATATGTTCCGCTTGCTAAGGTTAGCCCATCGGTTAACCTACCGTTGGTTGTTGCAACTGGTGTTACCCCGCTTGTTAATGCAGCATCGTTCAAAGTAACCTCCTTACGTGCCGCCCCTGTTGTTATTGTTAGGTATGCTTTATCGGTTAAGAACTCCACCGCCCCCGCTTCTGCTGCCGTTAATAGGTTTCCGCTTGTGAATTTTAAAGGGGCTGTGCTTGCTGCTGTTGTCCCTGCTGCTAAATGCAATACCGCAGTTGGGGTTGTATTTCCACCTACATACATTCTACCCGCAGTTGATAATACGGCATATACGCTGTTATTGGCAGCTAATAGTAAGTCATGGTTAGACCTCATGCCTACCTGAATGCCTGCATAGAATATATGGCTACCCTCTGCCCTTGTGTGAAAGGCTGCATTACCCGCAGAAATATCGTTTACATAAATAGCCGCACTATCAGCAAAGGTACTTGTTGGTGCTGTTCCGCTTGATATCCGCATTACAGCAGTACCGTTGGCGGTGTATTGGTGAGAACGTGCTGTTGCATACCAATATGAATTGCCATTCGGCTCAAAAGAATATACGTACGAACTATTGCCCGTTCCGTTGTTTAAGCTAATACCGCCACCGCTATTGCTTGGTGTTACAACTATACCCCACGTTTCATTGTAAGCTCCTGTGCCTGGAAACTTCCTATCAAAGAAAACGATATCCGAATACGTTGCACTTAACCCGCTACCTATTGCAATGACATCGTTTTTAATAACTATTGTTGGTGCTGTTATGGTTGGGTTAGATATATCAGAACTAATATCCTGTGTAGTTAGATATACCCAGTTCCTGCCAAAGTTGGTACGATACCCAACAAATAAACCCGTAGAGGCTACTGCTGAAAACTTAGCTGCTCCGTTATCGTAAACAGTAAACTGATTAAAAGTATTTCCGTTATCTCTTACCCTTAGTGCTAAATTGCTGCCACTTGTTGACGCTGCTAATATATCTAAACGGGCTGTTGGAGAACTACCAAATCCTAAAGATAAACGACTGTTTGTGTTATCCCAAAATAGGTTGGCGGCTTCTTGTAAGACGTTACTTGCACCCTCAAATAGTATGCGCCCTACCGTTCCGCTTGCAATTGGGGTAGTTCCAACTGTTAAGCCTGTTAGATAAGTAGGGGTAAAGTATTCTAAGGCTGTTGCCCCTGCGTTTACTCTTATTAGTTGGTTTGCAGTTCCTAGAGCTGACAAACCCGTTCCGCCCCTTGCTACCGCTAATTGCCCAGTCCAACCTAAAGTTAAACTTGTGGCTTGTAATAAGGCTGTTAATGGCGTGCCACCCAAAGTAAGTGTTACGTTAGTATCGTCAACCTTGCTTAATGCTGCGGGTGTTACTCCACCACCACCACCACCACCAATAACTCCAGTATCGGGGTCATAGGTTATACTACCGCTTCCGCTTATGCAACTCCTTACTTGATACTTATCCATTATTGCGGTACTTGGCAGCGATTATAAGACATAGGTTGTTTTAAACGGATAGTTAAATTCCAACCGGCAGTCCAATCTTTAAAACGTTCTGTAAACGGCTCAATAGTTGAGGTTTGCTCTAAGTAAAAATTATCACGGTTAGAGGCATTGTTAAACATTGCAAGAATATCTAATGCCACCTCTCGCATATCACTTAACACCTCATTTTCTTGGGCATTTTTATCAGCAGGGTTATCCATATTATAATCTATCCTATCACAAATTAATAGGTTAAATTGGTGATATAGGGCATTCCCATCAATAGCCACGTTACCGTTAACCATAAACAAAGCAGGGTATTGTACCTCCTCACTTTCGGCAAACTCCCAGGGGTCGCCAAACTGAAAAGTATTTAGCTGCTTATGGGCTACTACATAGCTATCCGCTAAAGCTATTATTTGGTTAAGCGTAAACGCCATAGTTCGTCAGTTATTTTAGGTAGCGGTTTACCGTTCTTTTTGTCTTGCTTTTCACAAAAGGCAGCAAACTTCTCCTTGTTCTTTTTACCTCGGTTAGAATTTTCCATATGTTGAATAACAGTCATCACACATTAAATCGTAATTACCTTGCCACCTTGTAGCTAAGTCTAAAACTAACCTTGATGTGTTACCCATTGCAAAGCCTGTTGTAAATACTCTCCTACGTGGGTAAACAGTATCTACTCCATTGCCTGGGTTAAAGTATAGCGGGTAGCTTGTGCTGTTTTGAATAAGGTAGTTAACCATTTTCTCCGCATAGCTTTCAGACCTTTCTTGGTATTTACCAATGATGTTAGCCATATCGGGCATAGTAGGCATAACCGATGCTTCGCCTGTTTTATTTACAATACCCTTATTGGTGTATTTAAACGATAACGCTAATGGGCTTTCTGCCATAATACGCCATATAAGAGTTGGCTGTATGTAGTCATTCAGTAACGTTTGGTTTAATGCTGTTACCGTGTTGGCTGTTACCTGTGTTTTTAACTCGTTATACAGTCCACTACCTATTAAGTCTTGGATATACAGGTCTTGGATAGATATTATCTCGGGGCGTAACTGCTTAAAGTCTACGTTATCACTAATGATAGTGTAGTCTTTTAAGGTTTGCTCATCTATAAATATTACTAAACTCATCGTTTTATAGCTATTACTTGTTGCCAAATGTGCCTACAATAAGGCGTTGCTGTGTCTGTTCCTTTCTTAGTGTACCAACCGCCACGTTCAGTCCATACATCACGCCCTACTTGTGAACTGATAAGGTTAATTTCTGAACGGGTGTATAAGCGGTCAAGGTCTATTAGTTGCCTACAAAAATCTCGGCTTGTTGGCAGTATAACATTGCCTTGTACTCTTGGTGCTTTGGCGTATTGGTAGCGCACTACTATCTCTGCCTTTGGTGTTTCAGGTTTTAGCACATTAATACGCCCACCATCAATCTCTATAATAGAGTTTTGAGCAAGGGTATTAATCATATCGGTCAGCTTATCAATATTTAGTTTAACCGCCTTAGCTAAGTCAGGTAATGCAATCTCTGGGTTGGTGCGTAGTATATCAACTACTTGCTTTTCTTTCTCTGTAAGGTCAGCAAATGCAGCCCTGATAAACTCATTCTCTCCTTGCTCTGCTTCGCTATCGTTATGGAACTTTCTA